AGAAAGTCAAAATCTCCTACCTTTTTTGTATATCCTAACTTAATCTCTATCTTTGCCATTTTTCTTATTCCTTTCTAATTCGTTTTTAAAAGTATCTTTATGTAACATTAATGCAATTATACTATACCCTCCAATATCTATAAATGTATCTACTACTGATTCGTTCTTTGGTTCATAATCGTTTTTCCACATCAGGTTTTTTAACCTTGCTACCTTATCCCACAATCTAACAACTAACCCTTTTTCTCTAAAAGCTAATATATTGTCATGTCCATAATCATGTTGTTTGTTTATTACAACCTGTGCTATTTCTAATGCGGCTTCCCTGCAAGATTCTTCATATGATTTAGTTGCCATATATCCCCCAATCAATTGAATTGTCATATTTATGTTTAGAGTAATAAGTATATTTTCCTACCCTCTCTCTAGATATTTTCCCTTCTTCCGCTAATCTTCTTGCCTCTCGATCTGCTGATGTACCTAGCCAACCCCAAGGCGTTTGAGTCTTTTGTATTGCATGAGATGGTATAGGCTCATTTGAGTCCTCTAATACTTTTAATATTATTTGCGATTGAGTTAATTTATAATTCGTCATATATCACGCTTTTTTAACTCCATTCCAAAATTATTAATTCCTGAAGGGATATTAATATTTTCTTTTCTTATTAGGATATTTTTTTTATATGGCGAGTAGTTTACGTCATGATGCCATCTATTAAATTTCCACACTAACTTAGTAACATCTGGATGCATATCTACAAGCATTTGACTTTTATTTCTAGTGCCTTCTTTATCATAAAACTCAGCACTATTCCCACCTTTTACAGTTTGAGTAGCTCGTTTGTCTTGTAAAAAACCATTAAATTGTACTGTACACCAACCATCCTTCAATAATCGCAATGATAAATCAGTATCCTCATTATACCTACCACGCCATCTATATGGAATATCATTTCTTATTAACAAGCAACTATAAATTCTAGTATTTAATCTGATAGGAGGACGAGCTTCATATGCAGGACAAAAAATTTTATAATTTAAACCAGCTTGGGCAATATTTTTATATCTTAATACGAAATCTTCACAAATATAAAATAAATTACCTGATGTACATTTTACTTGTAAATTATTATTATATCTTTGAAAGTTCTCTATATTGTCGTCCATAACCCAATGCCAGTCTGCCCCCTGTTTTATCGAGTGATCCCAAGCAAAATTTCTGGCTGGACCTGGACCTGTTCTCAAATCTGTATCTTTCCAAAATGTATCGTAATTTTTCTTATACTCCATAGGTAAAATTAAAAGTTTTCTTTTATCAATTAATAAAGAATATTTTTCATACTCTTGCTCTTCTACGATCATATAATAAGGAACGTTCATTTTATCTAATTCTCTACTAGTTGGGTTTCTTTTCCAACGACCTTTACTAACAATGTATATAGGAAATCTAGGATTAATGTTATGGGTATATCCATATTCCCAGATACTTGCTTTTTCTAGTAACGGGTACCATGCTGTTTTTTTCTTTTTGCGTTGCATACCATTAAAAACTCTCTCGCCATTATATACTGAATCTTTGATTTTCGATTTAAATTCCTCGAAATCTGTTTGGTTTCTAAATTTAAATTCAGCGATTATTTCTGGTGGTGGTTGCTTAACATTATTATATTCTGGCATATTATCCCATTCCTGATTTACATCATTTGCAATACTTTCCTCACCAAACAAAAAAGATTGATTTTTATTGGTTTTATCCATATACACTCCAATCAATATAATCATCTAAAGAAGGTTCTTTAAAATCTTTTTTTGTAGCCCACGATGGGGTACATATCTCCATATCAACCTTCAATGGTATGTTTAAACTATTCTGTTCTAGTAAATCTTTAATTTTAAATGGTATAGTCTCTAATTCGGAATCATGTATTTCTACAATAATTTCATCATGTACTTGAAGTAAAATATTTGATTCTTTATCCTCAAGGAATTTAGATATCTCTATCATTCTTTCACTTAGGATATCAGCACTAGTACCTTGTACCAGGTAGTTAACTCCCTTATAAGCAAATCGTGAATTAATTCTATATTTCCTACCATACTTATTGTGAATATTACCAGTTTGTGTAACCTTGTTTACAACTCTGTCAAAGAAATTCTTAGAGCCAACCATGCCTTTAAAATATCTTTCCTTATATTTCCCAGCTTCTTGAGGCGTGGTATTTAATTGCTGTGCTAAAGATTTATTTCCACTCCCATAAATTGTAGCGAATGTTATCCCTTTAGCTAGTTGCCTGTAAAATTTAAATTCACTATCTTCTTCTGTAACACCAAAAGCAATCTTAGCTGCTTCCCCATGAAAATCTACATCGTCTTTATTTAGTAGTTCATCTATAACTTCATTCCGAAAGTAAGACATAAAAACCCTAACTTCCATTTGACTATAATCAAATGAAACTAATGAATAATTATCTCTAGGAATAAAAAGACGTCTTATTGCTATTTGTTTAGCATCATCTGGATTAAATGATTCATCCCCAACAAATGCCCATGTTTCTAAAACGTCATCAGATAAGTCACTGGGTAGGGACTTACCTCTTGCAGATACCATTGCTACTATTTTATTCCTTATTCCATCCCTATCTTCATCGTTTAATTTTTCTGTAGCCAGTTTAAAATAGTTCCGTGGAATGTTTTGTAAGTTTGGTTCTCTAGAAGATAATCTACCTGTTGATGTGCCCCAATTACAAAATGAGGTTCTCATAATGGTTGTATCTATATATGGCTCTATATAAGTAGACTTTAGCTTTTCTAAAGCTCTGTACTGTCTAATAAGCCCTGCTAATCTATGGTTAATACTTGCTAATGCAACCTCATTCCAAGAAGGCGAACCTTTTTCCGTTTGCATGGGTGATTCTATATTTAGATTTTTAAATATTTCTCCTATTTGTGCGGGACTAGAGATATTAAATTCAGAACCAGCAAGACTGTATATTTCTTCTTGAACATCTTCTAACCTGTTTAATAATAAATCCCTTACTTTTAAAGCATATTGGTTATCTACAGAGATACCTCTTTTTTCCATTTGGAATAAAACTTGGGTTAATTCACATTCAAGATCAAATACTTTCTGTTGCTGGGTTGATTCTATTTGTTTTAAGGCTTTTTGATATATCCTAGAGGTCAATCTTACATCTTCTTTACAGTATTCACCCAAAAAGTCAGCAGGAGCCATTGAGAAGTCCTTATTCCATTTATTTGATCTAAGTTGCTTCTTTGTATCTATATCATACTTAATAGCTTCTTCGCCATAATGACGCTTTCCAGTAGCAGATAAACTTAATTCCTTGGTATCACTATGTTCTATTAGACGAACCATAACTATTACATCAATTAATTTTTTATCAGCAACTCTTAAACCCTCTTGTTCTAAAAAATGTAAATCAAATTTAATGTTATACCCTATAAATGTATCAACAGTATTTAAATATTGAATCAATTCTCTAAGGCAATTAGGGTTTAAGTTTTGTCCTTGATGATGCCTGAATGGATAATATTGCATCAAACCAGTATGGTCAGGTTGCCCCACCCCAACACCACAGATTTGATTTCCGTTGTAAGAATCTAATCCATTCGTTTCAACATCTATACATAACTTAGGACCAAGTGCTTTTAATTTTTCTAAATCTTGTTTAAAAGTTAAATTATTAACTATTGTCATCATTTCTAAATCCATTTACTTAATATATGGGGGTGTTTAGCCCCCATATATTTACTTCACTAAACTAAAATAAATCCCCATTATCAGATGATGAATTATTTTCTGTAGTCTTTGGAACAAACGCTTGCCCATATCTATCATAAAAATAATCCCTAATGCTAGGTAATTTATTAGCTTCAGCTAATTTTGCTTTAGGAACCTCGAAGTTTTTTACTGTTTGACTTATTGTATAACTGGTGTCATACATACCTTTCCCTGTTCGCTTAATCCTCATGACCCCCTTATCGAGTGTACCCCATTCTTCATACACTTCCTCTAGCTGTCTAACTGTAACTCCCATATGCCCGAAACCTAAACTAACTATCCTAAAATCGTTTAAAGTTTCCTTAAATGCCTTTCTACCGCCAGGACCTTCAGTCGGCTCCCAAGAATCTTGTAATTTTTCTGCATGTATTATGTGATGTACATATCCCCAAAATGCAAATTTATGTTTAGGTTTAATTTCGTTACCATTGATCTCCTCTGGTACACCACTTAAATCTAACCTATCATCATCTGCTACACGTTCCCATCCCGCAAGCTGGTTAATAAATCCTCTACCACCCTGATTTGGATAAGTGTATATCCAATAATAATCAAATAAATTGAAATATGGATGTTTTGTATCTTCAGGATCACCAGTAGGAAGGGAAGTTAGGAAAATTTGATCCCCATCTTTTAGGTATAACTCTTTATTCTCTGTTCTCTCTGAATATGACTCTGTAGTCGCTGTTGAAATTAATTTTAATCCACTCATTTTTTCTCCTTTAAAATATATTTCTATTTTCTATAATTTTATCTATTTCTATTCTATTACGTATATCTTGGAAATCTTTGTATCTTTTTGGAAACTGTATAAAACTTATCATAAACCAATCTTCTAGGTCAAACGTAGCTTTTTCAGTTCCCTTTTTTCCTGCTTCATCATTGTCAAGGCATAATACCACCTCCTGCGGTTTTAACTTTTTTAATAATTCGATTTGATTTTTTGATATTGTAGCTCCTAATATTCCTAATCCATTATAACCATTTTGATGTAACCATATTGCATCTAAAGCACCCTCACATATAAATATCACATCTTTATCCATTAAATGATTTAAACCAAATAATGCTTTGGATTTTCTAAATCCTTTGCTGAATAAGTATTTAGGTGTAAGCTCCAATCTTCTAGTTATCCACCCCAATGTTTCAGACTCCTCATTCTCAACTGGTAAAACAAAATCTCCATATGCGTTTTGCTTACAACCCCATGTTTTTAATATCTCTTTCGTGAAACCTCTTTGATATATCCAATGATTATCATTAATATCTACTAATCCCTCATAAGTAGGTTGGAAAGTATCTTCTTCATCAGGTGTTTTAATTCCTAAATCAAACTCTCCTATTGAAAAATCAAGATCAGTTTCCTGAATTTCTACTTGAATTTCATTCCAAGGTTTTCCAGATATTCTCCAGATAAATGAATTAAGACCGCCTTGCCCACACCCAGCAAAACAATTCCAAACACCTTTTTCTATATTAACAGCACATGATGCCCTTCTATCGTCATGAAATGGGCAATGAATACTGAATTCATCTTCTGTATTTGGTACATCCACACCATAACGGATTAAAAGGGAGTACCAATCCATTTATCTATCCTTTTTCGGTTTTCGTAAGAACAAAGCAATTTCGTTTGGGTAGCCATCTGAATCAGGGGCAATACCTTTTTTAATCATGCCCACAGTTACAGCTATTTCTTCCCTAGAATCAGCTTTAGACTTTAAATGCTTAACAACCACATCATCGTTGCTTCCAAGCCAATCAAGTAATCCCATAGTAAACTCTCCTTTCTAAAAATCGTCTACGTTATAATTTTCCAACTCATTGATATTACCTATATCAACATCCCAATCTAAGACAGTTGTCAGTTTTGGAATAGCTCCGTCCCTATACTTTTGAAACTGAACCATTCTTTTATTATCATCATTTTCAATAGCACACATTGCTAATGCAGCATCTGCGGCTCTAATTAAGGCATCTCCAAATGCTACCTGATCTGCTCTAGGTGGTGTAAACATATTAGAGGCATCTCTAGTCGCTTGTGTAGTAACTAAAATGGGAACGTCCATACTTGTAGCTAAATTCTTAAGACCATAAAACAATTCATGGTTTTGCTCCCAAGCTGCTTTTTTAGAATTATTTCCTGATATCAAATATACACCATCTATAACTACAAATTCTGGATTGTACTTTCTTATTAAAGTTGCAATTGATGCTTGAGATATTCCTACTTGTCCTGGTATATGATCACATACAAGTAATGATTCCCTATTATTATGACTTAAGAAATCTTTATATTTTTCCGTGTTTATTTTATTCCCTCGCCTCAAATCTGTGTGAGAGAACTCATAACCCATCATATTAGCTAAAACTACATCTAAACGCATATTTATGGCTCTAGCAGGCATCTCTGTCGATATTAGAAGTGTCTTAAAACCCTTGTTAACGGCCGTAGCAGCCGCGTGAACACACATCCACGTCTTACCTATAGTTGGTCTTGCAAAAATCGCTATAAGCTCACCTGGCATCCATCCAACACCAAATGCATTTATGGTTTTAAAGCTTGTAGGCACTCCCATTAAGCCAGAACCGTTTTCTTTTATCTTTATTCTTGATTCATATTCCGTATATCTTTCATCAGTCCCTTTATCATATACGTAAATATCTTCATCAAAATTGGTCTGAATACTAGTTAAATCGTTTATAAGTGTAGCAATAGCTTTTTTAGGATCGTCTTGTATTTCACTTCTTACTTTGCGTCCCGCATTTACAGCTTTCTTTGTAAGATAAAGCTTACCAAAGTTTTTTAATGCATAATTAAAATCTACGTCAATACTGCTTATATCTAGGGAAGGGAAGTTTTCAGTTAATAATGATTGTGTTGGAAGTTTACCAGTAGTATCCCAATAGTTATTTATAAATGCATAAGCAGGACCATGAATATTAAAATCACGTTCACTATACTTAAAAGCCTTCAAGTTCTCTTTACTGTTCAAGTTAAAGATTATTGCTGACTCTATGTATTCATAACTCTCCATTGTTCTCCGCCATTCTCGTATATAACACTCTGCTTGACTCGTTGTAGTGAATATAATAATCAACTGATAATTGTGGTAATGAATCCACTATATTCTTTGCTTCTTCAAACTCCCTACAATCTTTAATTATCGTTATATTTCCTTTTCTGTCAACCCCCATAATCCTAAAAAAATTATCTGATTCTTCAATATTTGAATCAATTTTTCTTTTTTGTAGGAGCCTTCCCTGTCTTTTTGATCTTTTCATTGGCATATTTTTTCAATCTCTTTACTACGTCTTGTAATTCTATCTTTTGTGTTGCTGATGGAAACCATATAGCATCTAATACTAAATATTTTCTCCATAATTTCTTTATTGTCTCATCCCCAAATTTATGTACCGCCCAATATATATCAGGATTGTACTCAACTAAATAATATTTTAATCCAGCAATTAAATATGGTATGTTTACTACTTTATCATTAGCTTTAATACAATTTAATATCGCACAAGCCATGCTAGAGGCTCCATAATTATCTATACCCTCTTTTAGCCCCTTCATTTCATTACCTATAAACCAAACTGATTCATATTCTTTATTGTATTTCTCTATATATAAGTCACTAAATAATTCGTAAAGGTCCTTGGCGGTATATTTAGAAATCGATTTGGTGTTCATTAGCTAAATCAACAAACTTCTCTCTTAGGCTTTGTCTTACTTTATAAGCTGACTCACCTAAGTTTTCAGAAATTTCCTCCATAGTTAAACCTTCAAGCCTTAAAAACACAAACTCTTTCTCATTTTTCGAAAGATTATGATTTGTCAGTAAATCCATAGCGTGTATAATTTCCTCATGGTTAACTGGGTCTTGTAAGGCTTCTAATATTTTACTATCTGCCATGTTTGTATTTTCATAAACTGCGTCTAAACTTCTGATTTCTGGTTGTCGTCCTACTTTGGACATAAGTGTTCTGATTGTGTTTAGTAATGTCGTGTGTAAATAGGTGTGGAATATAATTCCTCTACTATCATCAAATGATTTCGCTGCTTTTAAAATGGCTATTCTAAGTTCTTGGGCTAAATCTTCTCGATCCATTCCAATTATATATGTATTACTTAACATCCTTTGAATTTTGGGTTCCCATTGTTTTATCAACTCATCATTTATTATCATCTCTATCCTTTTGTTTTTTTCGACCTACATATTTAATAATTACAGTCGTGGCGAAAGACCACAATACGATTCCTATTATTAAGAAACCAATATGAATAGTTGTATATCTTGCTAAAACCGCCCACACCATATCTTCCATAATATGAGCTAAAGAAAGCGTTGCGAACAACGCCCAAAAGCCCTTATGAGTAAATAATTTAAACATAAAACTATTCCGTTTCATAATATTAACTATGTTATATAATGATTTTATACTAATATTAGAATTAAATCAAATTTTTCTTTGAACTTATCCCAGCTCTTTGTCCTCTATAAAAACATTGCCTGGAACAATAAATATGTTTATACCCTCTAAGATCGTAATATCTTTGTATAATTTGATATCGTTTTCTGTAAAAAGGGACTCTGCATAATGTACAAGTTACTTTAATATTATAGTAATTAAATCTACATTTATTTGAACAAAATCTAATACCTTTTTCTATTAAAGTATTGCAATTAATACAAGGTGTTACTTTTTTAGGTATAGCTCTGAGAGTGGGTTCGTTATTAGATTTAAGAACGTGATGTATGTATTCTCTGGAGCATTTAAATCTTTTTCCAATTTGGGCAAGCGTTAGGGTAGGGTTTTCTCTTCTATAAAGAATTATTCTTTTAATCTTTCTAGGATTTTTTCTCATTAGACATCTACTTCTTCTCCAGTTCTTTTATTTTATTATTTAGATTTTTAATTTCCTCTAATAACAAAATTGATAATTTCTTGAAACACCAATTTGACTACCTATTTCCGCATTTGACATCAGTGGATATTTATGCCGTAACCTAACAATCTTATTTTTTGCCTTCATTCTGCTTCTAAAACTTCGATTCTCCTCTTTAATTCTTTGACGGCTCCTATAAGAGGAGCGATAAGTTGTTCATAATTTAATGTTCTCATATTTGCTTCAGTTGCAGTTGAACTACCTGTAATATCTCCTGTTGTTGGGTCTACAGTATCTCTAGTAATGTCCGAAGTTTCTTCTGTGGGTATTTTAATTAGCCCTAACTTCGTTTTATCAATACCTAGTCCAGTTAAAACAGCTTCAACTTCTTGAGCAACTAATCCATAATGTAGGATATCACCTCCACGCTTATTGAATTTGCGTGGGGTTAAAGAATTTATGAATGCTAATGAATCAGCGTTTGTAAAATCGGCTATATTAGATTTCAGTCGTGAATCTGATCCAGTATTACCTCCGTCATAATATACATCCCCTGCAAAATAACCATCTTTCCATCTATAGCTAGTTGTTCCCCAATCAGTATTCCCATTATTAAGTGCATTAACATGATAACCAGTACTCACAAAGATATACCAATCATCAAAAAAATTCTCGTATACATACCCTGCTGTACTACGGAATCTATACATATTCTTTGTCTCTCCTCCTGCGTCATTATAAAAATATATACTAGGTGTATCTCCAGTAACACCATAAAATTTTGCATCATTACTGTCTAATACATATCGATCACCAGAGGTGGAAGTTTGTATAGTAGAACCTGTGACTGTACTACCTGTAATAGCTCCTGTAATAGTTAAGGTACTCCCGTCCCATTTCATGTTATTGGCATTGTTTGGGCCTATTTGAAATCTTCCATTAGTTGTTCCACCATCTAAAATAAAACCAGTATTATTATCTCCATATGCTTTACTACCAGAATAAATATGACCAGAAGTATTCATCGTCACACCACTCATATCTGCTGTAATTCGAGTTGTAACTACTCCTGATGTTATATGATCTGCGGTAATTGTGCCTGCTTGTATATTATCTGCAATTATTGAATTTGCCGCTAAAGCACCTACAGACATTGTAGGTATTTTACCATTAAATGGTAATATAGTTGGAGTATTACCCTTAGTATTTGTATTATCCCCTGATGTACCAACAATAACTGTCGCTAATAATACTTTGTCATCTTGATAGGGTACTGTATAATTTGTAGTTACACCTACTGGATGCCTACCACTTACCAAAGTTGCAGACAAATTTAAAAAACAATAATATGTAGTATTATCACTTAATCCACCACTTAAATTTGCCCCTCCTATACTTGAAAAATCTGTATTTGAATTACCTGAATCCACTGGTGCCGAATCTGAAGCACTTGCCCCAAAAGATATATACCCAGCTAAATTTCCAGAAGTTCCGTTACCCCAAGAAAACTTATTATATAAAGAAGAATCGGACTGTGGGAATTTTTGAAATTCTACTGTGGTTGTCCAAGGCTGTGCCCCTTTTTTCAATAACGCTGTTGTCATTGCACCAGAAGCTATGAATTTAGCAGGATCGCCTTTTGTTGGTATATCTGTGTCATTAGCAATCATTTTAAATTGTGATTCTGGATCACCATATTTTGCCCATGCTACTAAAGTAGCAAAACCATTTTTAACATCATCTAAGTTTTTCCATGCGGTTTTTTCTACAGTAAGTAATGATGTGCCTGAACCAGGATAATAGATATAATACAATCTTCCATCTGAATTCATATCAGAAGTTTCACCAGCGTCTATTGTAAAACGCTTTGATCCTACTGTTAATGAACCTGCCGCCCATGAAACCCTATCTAACAAATCCCCTGTTTTAGATGTAAAAACTGTTGTAGTTAATGCATTTGTTGCGTTTACTTGCATTTGAGATGGGTTGTCTAGTGGAGGTAACTGCTCATCTTCTGATACAGCTTGAACTACTGATGTCATTAAAGATGGTGATGGTTTTGCTGCAGTATAATCTACCTCCGCAGTATCTCCAGCTGTAGATGCTGATTCACTTCCATATGCTTGATACTCTGTTGTGTGAACTCCATCTTGTTCGATTAAGCTCATACCTAATACAATCATATTTGTATTTACGTTTACTAAATCGTTCCTTACTTTAATAAAATCTCCAGCCCTTACAGGAATATAAAATCTATATGTTTTAGCGGTGCTTACAGTCCCTGTATTTAAGGTTGTGCCTATGGTTGTACCAGCCATTGCTGATACGTATCCATAAGTCGTTGATGGGTCGCCAGAAGAATCTAGCTCAACTAATACTGTACCTATTGTTATTCCATATGAAAATGGAGATGGTCCAGATATTACAGCGTTGTCACTATGTGTTGCTGCTGTTGTGCTTCCAACTCCACGATCAACTTCTATTGTTGTGGCATTTGTAATACTTTTTATTCTCATCATCTCACTATCAACATTTACCACTTCGCCAGCAGATAATGTTGCTGTTGCATCTGAGTCTACAGTAATGGTTGTTGCTGTTGTAGAAGATATAGCACCATCTAAAGCACTTACAGTGCTAGCTAAAGTAGCTGTATCCGTAGTTATCCCTCCACTAGTTGTGGAACTAACAGCAGATGGACTTATATCTACGTAAAATCTAGGTTTTTCTATAGTTGAAAATGATCCCTTTAATGTTGTAGTTGATTTTTTTACTAGGTTTGCAGCTAGTTTTTCTCTTATAGCCCTAGGTTCTTTTATGTTGCCTGTTTGAAAATCAATTCCTCTTTTAACACCTAATGAAGTTTTAGGTCTACTTTTTAAAGTAAATGTAGCACCACTACTTCTACCAACAAATATTTTATTTTCAGCAAAAATAGAGGTTTGATTTGATTCTGATAAACCCTCGTCAATTTCAGAAATAAGTACATATGCAGGACTTGTATTTGAAATGCCGCTTGTTTTATTTATATATTGCATCTTAGCTACATCAGCAGCGTATACGTGTTCATTATCCGCGTGAGTATGTGCCCCAGTTCCATCTGTATTTCTTGTAACAGTTAAAGTTGTTCCACTAATACCTGTTATTTTCATTTCTTCTGGGTTATCCCCAGAATGAGAAACTACTATAGTCTGTCCAGTATGAAAATCAGCCACACTATCTACTGCAAAGCTTGTTGCAGCTGCATCACTTGCTAGTCCCGACCCATTTACTAAAGTGGAATATGCCATTAACATTTCTGAACTGTGACTACCAGCTGTGCCTCCAGTTATTGCTTTATCCTTCCAAGTAAAATTAGGACTAGTTCCAGTTGGGACTCCGTCACCATTAATACTAGTATTAGCAGCTTTTGCTGTTAAAACCTCTACTACTACAGATGTTCCTGCTGGTACTCCTACTCCATCGTCTAATTCAGATGAAGTTGGAAAAGTAACTGTAGCCTCTGTTATTAAACCTTCTCTAGGTCTTTCAAAGCTAAATTTAC